TGCAGGCCGCCGCCGAGGGCCGTGTCCACGTCGAACTGCCACATGTTGCCGGCGTTTGCGACGAGCGTCGTCGGCGTGCGGTCGGAGATGACGCTCGTGTTGAAGCTGGCGTCGAGGAAGAAACGCTCCAGCAGGTTTGCAGATCCGCCGTGGACGTACGTCAGGCTGTCCTGCGTGTACTCGTGCAGCGTCCGCACCAGTCCGCGCAGGAACTTGTTGATCGAGCGATAGCCGCCGATCTTGCGCGGCAGGGCGCGCTGGAAGCGCACCCACTGCCCGTCGACGTACTGGTCGCCCTCAAACTTCGTGCCGTCCCGCTTGATGCCGGGCAGCGACTTAATCTGGACAATGTTCTCGGCCATGAGTTTACCCGATGTACGTGATCGTGAGTGAGCCGCCCGAGGGGACGACGATGGGGTAGGACACGCCGGGGGTGACGGCGACATTGCTGTAAGTCGTTGTCACAGGGGCAACAGCGGTACGGTAAGGCTCCGTGCCAGTGAGTGTGCCGCCGGGGAAGGTTTTACCTACGCCAGTAGTAGCAGTGCCATTTTGTCCAAACCCATATACGTCAGCCCTAAGCCCCCATAAATTAGTACCTTGGCTGTAAGTAACATTACCGCTGGTAAGTGGGGAACCCATAGACGGTGCAATAGTGTAGGAGTTACCTGAAACCCAGTAGTCTTCAGAAAGTGATGTTATATTGTAAGTATCGTCCGTGCCTACGTTGTAGAAAAACACGGCGGGGGAAAAAAATAGGTTGTTAACCCCTGAGTTAGCCGCAACGATAGCGGCAGCGTCTGTTATTTTAGCGTACAGAGTAGCCCATTGTCCAAAGGGCGGGTTTGGCAAACCAGTTGTGGGTAGAAGAGTTCCACCGGAAAACACTATAGGTTGGTTCGGGTAGTAAGCATCAGCAATTGCAGGTCCTCCATACCCACTCATAGTGAGTAGGACATTAGTTCCTATTGGCGCAACCCACGTCGTATCAGACGTGAAGGTTTGGGTAATTAGCTTACCGGCGCTGGCGCTTTTACCTGCCGCAAACATCAGAAGTTCTGCCCGAAGGTAGACCCATAGGTGTTGGTCCCGTCTTGGAAGAAGGAGAAGATGTCGATCTTACCATTGACGCTCGTGGGCGTGGGGGTGACGTTCGCGTTCCACTTGAGTGTCGAGCCACCAGCCCATGTCAGGGTGTGAGCGCCGCCGTACTGTATCATGACGACAAACGACTTACCTGCGACCGAGGCAGGCAGCGTGACGGTAGTGTTGGCGTTGGTAGTGAACCGCTGCACCGTGCCATCGGATAGCGCAACCGTGAAGGAAGAACCAGCCGCAGGCGCGTAGAGTGTCTCGATATAGTTGGTCACCGTGGGGTTGGTGAGGCTCGCGGTGGTGATGACCGGGGACGTGAGCGTAGGGGCGTTCGACAGCACGTTGCTGCTCGACCCGGTCGAGGTGGTTACTCCCGTACCGCCCTGCAAAACGCTGAGGGGTGTGGTGAGGCCCGAGAGGCTGGTGATGTCGCTATTGGCGCCCGCAGCCGCCGCACCGATTGTAGTGCGGACTGACGCGCCCGTGGTGGCCGTGACGATGGGGTCGGCGAACAGCGTGATGCCGAGGTTGAGGCGGGCGGCGGATGCCGTCGTCGCGCCGGTGCCGCCGTCCGCGACGGTCACCGGCAACGTGAACGAGGTCGGATCCGAGGCGAGGATGATCGACGAGCCGTCGCAGTAGTAGATGCCCTTGGCGCCTTGGTTGACCTGCGTCGGCGTCCCCGCGCTGGTCTTTACGTTTAACGTAAAGGCCCCACTCGTGGCGTTGTTGATCCAATACTGCTGCACCGTGGCCGGCACGACTATTATGCAGTTGCTCGTCAGCGTGCCGACAAACTTGTACGCGATGCGGTTAAGCTGCGCGCCGGAGAGCGTGACGGTCCCGCCCGTGACGCTGATCGACGTGTAGTCGAACGCGAACACCGCATCCTGCCCGAGGCCGATCGTGTACCAACTCGTGCCGTCGGTAATGATGCTGGCGCTGTCACCGGGCCGGAGCACCAGTGTGGCGGCGCTGTTGATCGTCTCCGTGCCGGCCGGGTCAATCGTCAGATCCCCGCCGCCCTCGTTGCGGACGAAAATGAAGAAGTTGTTGCCGGCAGATACGGCCGTCAGAAGGCTCAACGTGCCGGTGCCGGTGCCGGTCCACACGAACGCGCCCGCTCGATTTGAAGTGGCGGCGGTGGTGCTGGTAGAGAACGTGGTGACGGGCAGCGACTGCGACAGCGTCGAGCCGGTGACAGTCAGGCCGAAGCCTGCCAGAGCGGACGCCTGCACCGTCGCGGTCGAGGCGCCGTAGCGGAATACGCGCCACGTGCCGGCGGCGGTCGTGGTGGCGGCCAGATAGATTTGCCACTGCTCACCGAAGGCCACGGTGGCCAGCGTGTTACCGGCAAAGTCCTTGACGTAAAAGCTGTACGCGCCGTCGATGTTATTGAACAGGATCGTCTGGCCGGCGCCGGTCAGCGTGGCGTCCGGCAGCTCTATGCTGAAGCCGGAGGCCGTTGGGTCGACATCAATGATACGCGCAGCCGGGGCTTCGGTTCCCGAACTTTCGAGGGGCCACTCAAGCGGCGTGTCGACGCTGAGGGCAATCGACAGGTAGGACACGTCCGAGGGGTATATCGTAGTGCCACCGAAAACGGATGTGTAGCTCACTTATGCCTCCTTGCGGACTGATGCGCGGTCGAGGATCTTCGCCAGATCTTCGCCGTTGAGCATCGCAGCGGCGCGATCGTAGTACTGCTGCCACGTGCCGATGCGCTCGTCGTTCTTCAGGAACGGGGTCGCCTCGAGCAACGCGCCATACAGCAGGAGCTGTGGAGCGTATTCTGTCAGCCAGTTCGTCTGGATGCTGTCGTCAAGCAGCGGTGGCAGCTCGTAATACAGCACCTCGAAGGGGTACGCCTCATCCGGCGTGGGGGCGAAAAGCCAGTTCGAATAGTTGTAGTCCGAGTAGAACAGCGGCGTCGCCGTCAGACTTTCGTTCGGCCAATACGAACGCAGGTACTCGTAGACGCGCGTGAAGAGGGCGGTGCGGTTGGCGTTGCTGGTGCCAGTGCCGATGTTGATGCTGACCGTGTCGCGCCAGCGGTCGGGCTTTGCGTACACCGACTGGCCGGGGACCATGGTGTCGGACACCACCGCGATGAAGCCTTGGATCTTCAGCTCGCGCGCAATCCGCCGCTCCGCCAGATTGATCAGGCGCGGGATCTGCTCGTAGACGACCGGGTCCGAGGCGTAGGTCGCGCCGCGCTCAAGATAGCGCTGCACGTCCTGCTTCAGGGTCTCAAAGGTCATCGTGGTAGCCATGGGCCGTCCTTATATCACTTTTGGAGCGACTTGCCAGCGGGGCAATCTAATTCGCACAGGCACACCCACTGGCTGTTGTGGATCTCTATCGCTGCCACCGTCTCAGCCGTGTCCCGAGTGGTATCATAGCTGATGGGTCGAGCGATCGCACAATAGCTATCAAGGGGCGCGGTCGAAACGGTTGCGCAGCCGCTCATCGCGCAGAGGGTCAGGCACAGCGACAGCCGCCTCGCCCAGTTCGATCTGGTGCTGCACATCGTCTTCCGCCTCCTGTAGGGCTTCCTGTCGTCCCTGCTGCTTCCAGCGCTCCATATCGAAGTAGGCAAACGCCCGCTCGATCAGCGCCAGCAGGGACGACAGGAACTTGATCACTTGGCGCGTTCTACCAAGACGACGGCGACCAGACCAGCAACGGCAGCAACAGCCGACGATGCAGCGGCATAGAGGTCGCTGGAGATGCCGAAGGCCAGCGCCAGACCCGATAGGCCCGCGTAGGTCGATGGTTCTTTCAGGCGGTTCAGAGCGAAGTTTACGATAGACATGTTCAAGTTCCTTTCGGGTATTGCTTCCAAGGTAGTTCCCAGTGCGGGCCGTCCTTGAAAGTGCGCCAGTCGCCGCCCCAAGTGAGCGAGACATTTTCGGCCACCGCAGCGGCCTTCACAATCTTGGCCAACCGATGATACAGCGGCCAGTCCCAAGATACCGTATCGCCCAGCATGGGCGCAAGATCGACGGCGTGGCCGGTCAAGTGGCGAGAGTTCAGCGTCTTGGTGGCGCCGTTCTTGAGCAACACCTTCTGGCGCTCCAGCGTCCGCCGTCCCTCCAGCACCGTAAAATCTAAGTCAGACAGCGCCGCTGCGCGCTTGACGACACGCACCAGATCAGGATGCACATCTTGCAAGCGTGACAGCGAGCGAGGGCCGAGAACGATGCTCATCAGTTCATTTTTACGATGATGCCGAGAAGCAGCATGATGATCGCCCCGGCCACAGTAAGCCCGACATTCTCCAAGCGTTTCAACCTAGCGCACAGACCGTCGTAGCGTATCGCACACACTTCCTCGTGGGTCTGAAGGCGTGCTTTGGTTTCGTCGATTTCGGCCATGTCGAGTTCCGTTACTTGAGGTTGCGGAGTTTGTAGATCGCCGACAGGTAGACGCCCGTCAGCGTGTCGATCAGGTTGGCCACGGCGCGGTTGCCCTGACAGATGCCCTCGTGGTTCTCCTCGATCCACGCGGCGTCGGCCTCGAGCAGCTTCAGGACGTCGCCCTTCGGCGTCTCCGGTCCCGGGATGTTGCCGATCAGGTCGAACGCGCCCTGATACGCCTCCACGAGGTCGTCGATGGCGTCGATGACGTTGTCGTAGAAGGTGCCCAGCGCCTGATGCTTGGCGAAGCTGCCCGTGCCGGTAGCGCGCCAGTGCTCGAAGTGGGCGACGTTGCGGGCATAGAAGACCCGGCTGATCAGTTGTTCAATCATCTTTCATCCTTCAGTAGAACAGCGCCGGCGGCGGGGGGATAAAGCACCGCCGGCCCTGCCACAGCCCAAGGGGAGCACTCCTCGGGTGTTCATGGCGCGAGGGGGGTGTCCGGTCGCGGAAACTGGAGAGCGATAACTTCCGGCTGCCGGGCGGGCAGACGGTACGGGTCGTACTGGTCGATGTCGTCCTTGCAGACACGCAGCCCCGGGTAGTTCGGGTCTGGGTACAGGTCGTCGAGGCTCATCTTGCGGCTGCACCTGCCGCAGATGCCGATGCCGAGCGTGCTCTTGCCTCTGGTGTCGAGAAAGACCGGCATTATCGCTTGCCCTTTCGCTTTACGGCGAGGCCGCCACGGGCCTTTGAGATGTCGGGATCGTTGGGATCATAGGTGCCACGGTTGCCGATGGCGGACTTGATCTGTGTCGGTTTGAAGGCAACAAACTCAATCGGCTTGTCACTGAAATCGTCTGTCGCGATCACGCTATCGTAGCCCCTGCCTTCAAGCAACTCGCGCACAGCCAAAGAAACATCACGCTCCGCGTAAGGTCTGTCCTCATACGAAACGCGACCCGAAACGCCAGTTCGCCGAGCTATCTCGTCGTGGATGTCTTCAGGAAGCCGCGACCCTTCACTTACAAGACCCCGAACGCCAAGACCCTTCGGCCCCCAGTTAAAAGGGTTATTGAGCGCCAGATATGCCTCGATGACACGCTCTTGCGGGCCAGCCCGAAGTTTAGAGTACGTGTCCGCCACATACGGGTTGTCAGCAAAATAGAAACCCCTGCCCAAATACCCGGGGTCGCCTTTTCCGATTTTTGCGTCGCTGAATGTATCAAATACGTCAGCGGTTCCGTGGTACACGCGCCGAGGTTCGCCCTTTTCATCGACAACTTTGCTGTTTCCAAGCCAGCGTTTAAGGTTAGCGGCGCGCTCTGCGGCTGGCATGACGTCGGAAGGGGACGCCTTCACAACACTGCGGGCTGCCGCAGGAACAGCCTTCACGACACTGCGGGCTGCCGCAGGAACTTTCTTAGCCGCACTGCGGACAGCCAACGGCGCGGCCTCCGCCTCGCGGGCGGCCTTCACGGCGAGGTCAAGAAGTTTCTTGGCTACGCCCACGCCGTCACCGGGTGTACGGTGAGATGTTGGGAGCGATCATCATCGGCGAGTTGTCGCGCTCCTCGGCCTGCGCGATCGCCAGCGCCTGCGCGGCCTTGCTGTCGAGCATCGGGAGGATCTGCGGGTCGACCTCGATCATCTCCATCGCCATCTTGGCGGCCAGCATGGACACGATAGCCTCGTACCAGCGCTGCGGCACTTCCACTTCCTGCGCCATGGTGCCGACGTCCATGATGTGCCGCTGGATCCACGTGACGACCTGATAGACGGTGGCCTGCGCGTTCGGCACGGGCCACAGGTTCAGCACCGGCGACTGCGCCTGACGGTCGAGCCAGAACTGAAGGGGCCGGTTCGACTGGAACGTCTTGTTCGGCAGGTTGGTGTAATCGTCGCGGTTCATGCGCGCCATGGGGATCTCGGTCGGCGTGTTGCCGAGGTAGATCTGGCTGAAACCGAGCGTGCCGGTGATGGCCACGACGCGGAAGTATTGGG